ACTGGTACTTTACTTGTTGATGGGGTGCATTCCTCAGCAGATACAACAATAGATATTGATGGTTTTGCTGGCGATGGTGCTGGTAGGTTAAAAGCTGGCGACTTTATAAAGTTTGCTCACGATAAAGTTTATATGATTGTTGCTGATGTTACATCATCAAGTAATTCTGCAACAGTAACAATAGAGCCACCACTAAGAACTGCATTAGCTAATAATAGTGCTGTAACTTATGATAATGTGCCTTTTACTGTTCATCTTACTAGCGATATTCAAGAGTTTAAAATTAACCAAAATGACAAAGATGGAAACCCTATCTTTAGATACGAATTTGATGTCATTGAAAGTTTGTAATGCCAAGAGGATTAACAAGTGCAGTTAAAACAGAATTAGCAACTGGAATACTAGACCCAGTTTTTTTAGTTGATATAGAGTTTTCATCAAGAGTCTATCTTACTACAGCACCATTCGATTTGACATCTAGTGTTTCAGGTAGTTCACAAACATACTTATCTAATGGTCATCTTAGAAGTATTACAGGGGCAAACGAAACAAATAGACCTACAAAAAATACTTTATCATTTAGTTTATCAGCAGTAGATCAAACCTATGTAGCTGTTGCTCTTAGTGAAAATATAATTAATAAAAATGTAAGTTTGTATAAAGGTTATCTTGATGCTAACAACGCCCTCATATCTGACCCATTTTTATTATTTTATGGAACGATAGACGAATATAAAATTAGCGATAATACAAGCACTGCAAATTTAATTATTAGTGTTACTTCACATTGGGGTAACTTTAGTAAAGTTGGTGGCAGAACTACTACCGATAATTCACAGCAAAGGTTTTTTAATGGTGATAAGGGTATGGAATTTGCCTCTCTTACTGTTAAAGACATAAAATGGGGTAGAGAATGACAAGCATACATCAGCTTTATGCTGATAAAAGCGATGTTATAGATATTTATAATTTATTAGTGCATTATAAAGAAACAGACTTAATTGACTTAGATTATCCAGAGGTCGATAGAGGCAAAGGTCTAAACTTTATCAATACAATATTAAAAAGAGGCAAAATTATATTGCTTAGAGATTTAGATACAAACGAATTGATAGGTTGTTGTATGTTCAACAAATCAGAATACTTTTTTAGTAAAACAGAAATAATGATGATACAAATGATTTACATAAAACCAGAGTATAGAAATTTCAAAATAGTAAAACAAATGATTGATTCTGTTAAAAAAATTAGTGGCGATATGCAAATAGTTTTATCTATAACTTCAGGTCTAGGTGTTGATACAGTTTTTGAAAAACTAGGTTTTCAAAATATGGGTGGTAATTGGAGGCTGATATAAATGGGTGGTTTTAATCCTTTTGAAGAAGTCATTGATTTTGTTACCGATGTTGTTGATGCAGTCGTTGATATTGTAGAGGATTTTGTAGGCTGGTTATATCCTCAGCCTGATATCCCTGACTTTGGGGATATGCAACAAGACATTAATGCAAAGGGTGTTTTAATAAATAAATTTAGTGCTAATGCTCATATCCCAGTAGTTTATGGAACAAGAAAAGTTGGTGGTAACGTAGTTTTCCTTGAAAGTTCAGGAACTACTAACGAGTCGCTTTTTATGGCTATCGTACTGAGTGAGGGTGAAATTGATGATATTACACAAATATTCGTAAATGATAATCTAGTGACTTTTAGTGCTGATATTGCTGACAATACACAAATAACAGTGGCAAGTTCAGATAGTAATTTTTTTGATACTGCAAATTCTGCAAGTTTAATAACTGTAGAACCTCATTATGGTACTGATTCGCAAAGTGCATCTAGTTTGTTGTCAGGTTTGTCATCATGGACAAGCGATCATCGCCTAAGAGGACACGCATATTTAGCCCTTAAATTTACATGGAACTCAGATAAATTTGGCTCTTTGCCCTCAGTCAATGCAGTCGTAAAAGGTAGAAAAGTTTATAATCCAAACCTAGACAGCACTGTTACTGGTGGTTCTGGTTCACATAGAGCAGATACATCATCAACATGGGAATATTCTGATAACCCAGTTTATCAACTACTTGATTATCTAAGAAACGATAGATTTGGTATGGGTATTGCTAACAGTTATTTTGATTCTAATTTTGCAGATTGGCAGACTGCTGGCGATGTTTGCGATGCTGACATTACACCTTTTTCTGGTGCTAGTGCTATTGATTTAATGGATAGTCATACAGTTGTTGATACATCAAAAAAAGCTATTGATAATGTTAGAGAGTTTGTCAAAGGTTGTCGAGCATTCCTAAATTTTAGTGCTGGTCAATATAAAATATTAGTCGAATCGTCAGGTTCTGCATCTATCACGCTTACTGAGGATAATATTTTAGGTGGTATTACAGTATCAAGTAAAAACAAAAACTCACGATATAATAGAGTAATAGTAAATTTTATAAACCCAGATAAAAATTATCAGTCAGATCAAGCACAGTTTCCCCCAGTAGATGAGACTGGCATAGCAACAGCAGATCAACACGCTACTATGAAAACTGCTGATGGTGGCATACTTTTAGAGGGTAGATTTGATTTTTCAATGCTTACAAGCCCATATCAGGCTCAGGAAATGGCAGAGATTATATTGCGTAGGTCAAGATCAAGTTTAGACGTTACATTAAAAGCAGATGCTACAGCCTTAGAACTTAGCATAGGTGATATAGTAAACATAACCCACGCAACCCCAAGTTTTTCTGCAAAACCTTTTAGAGTACAAGGTATGTCATTGAATGCAGATGAAACTATAAGTTTACAATTATCTGAGCATCAAGACAGTTATTATACTTTTGGAACGCAACAAGAAGTGGCAACGATACCAGATACTACACTGCCAAACCCTTTTTCAGTGAGTCCACCAGCGAGTCTGACGTTATCTGACGAATTGATAGAATATGCAGATGGTATTGTTATAACAAGATTAATTATTACTATTGGGGTTTCACCTGACAACTTTGTTGATAATTACGAAGTACAAATAAAACAAACAAAAGATCAAGATGGTAATTCTGTTACCGATTCGTTTAGAGAAATAGCAGTAGGTAAAATATTAGAATATCAGCATTTAAACGTAATAGATGGTGCTGAATATCAAGTAAGAGCAAGAGCAGTCAATACTCTTGGTGTAAAATCAACTTTTGTATCTACAACTAGAGTAATTGTTGGTGGCGTTGAAGTGCCTAGTAATGTTCAAGATTTTGCTGTTGAAATGCACGGACAAGATCACATGAAACTTACTTGGACTCCACCAAGTCAGCAATCAGACCTTGATATATCTTTTTATGAAATAAGGTATCAAGATGTAACAACTGGTGCAAACTGGCTAAACTCAACAAATTTAGTTAGATGTCCTAGAAGAAAATGCGACTCGGCAATAGTACCAGCCAGAACTGGTAGTTATTTAATAAAAGCAGTCGATAAAAATGGTAATACCTCAGCAGAGGCAACCATTGTAACGACTAATATATCAGCAATCCAAGCCTATACACTTGTTTCATCATTTACAGAAACCCCAGATATATTTACAGCATTAGATCAAATGGACGCTAGTTTTCCTTTAGCTGTAAAAATAGACCCATCTGGTGATATTATACTCAGTCTTGATACTGTTACTAATTTTGACGATACTGTTGGTAATTTCGATTCCCCTAGTGGTGATTTTGAATTAGGTGGAACAGATACAACATCAAACCCCAACTTTAATAATACTAATAGAGACGCAAAAGGTTTTTATAATTTTACAAACACTTTATCATTATCACAAATATATGATGGCAACATAGAGCCAACTATAACTCTTGATGCAGAAAACCCTTACGATTTGTTTGACAGTGGTAGAGGTGCTTTAGAATTTGATTCTGCCAAAGCCCCTTTTGATGGCACAGAACAAATACACGCATTCCATAGAGTACAAATAGCAACCTCCACTACAGCATTAGCTGATTGCACAAGTTTTGTTGATATAACTCAATCTGCAACTTTTAAATTTAAGTTTGCAAAATTTAGATTGAAACTAACAAATGATGATTCTCAAACGTCAAGTAATGTAAAAACTATTGCAGTTAAATTAAATATGGAAGAGAGAACTTTTGCAGAGTCTGATGTTGCTACATCATCTGGCAGTAAAACAATTACTTACACAAACCCATTTTTTGCAGTACCAGCAATAGGAATTTCTGCTCAAAATATGGCAACAGGCGATGTATTTACAATCAGTTCTAAAACAGTTTCTGGTTTTACTATTGCCTTTGTCAATTCAAGTGGTGCATCAGTTGATAGAACTTTTGATTACATCGCTAAAGGTTATGGGTTGCAAAGTTAAATAAGAAAGGATATAGATAATACATGGCTCAGGTATCAGATGTTAGTTTAGCGAATCAAGGTTTTAGTTCATTTAGAACTGAACTCAACAATATTTTAACTGCTTTAAATTCTCAACATAGTGGGAGTTCTGCCCCAGCGTCAGTAGTCGCTGGTACATTATGGATAGATACAGCAACATCAGGCGTTTTAAAATTAAAGATGAATGATGGGACTGACAATGTTGAATTATTACAAGTAAATATATCTTCAAACGCAATAACTAGCAATATGTCAGTTACAGGGACAATTACTGAGGCTGACCCAAACGCTTTGCCACTAGCAATCGCTTTAGGATAGGAGGATAAATGGCTAATACTTTTAAAGTAAAAACAAATGGTGCGATGCCAGCCAGTGCTGGAACTCCACTTACTTTATACACTGTGCCAAGTTCAACCACGACTGTTGTTATAGGTTTAATTCTTTGTAATATTCACACAACTTCTGTAACTGCAGATGTTCAATTAGTAAGTGATACATCTGATACTGAAACTAATGAAACAGTATTATTAGCTAAAGATGTAAGCATTCCTGCAGGCTCAAGTTTAGAATTATTAACAGGTGGAAAAGTAGTCGTTCAAACAACTGACATCATAAAAATTGACTGTTCAGTGACAGCAAAGATAGACGCAACACTAAGCATATTAGAAATAACATAGAGGTTAGATGGGTTTTATAGGCAAACAACCAACTCCTGTACCAATCACAGCATCTGATATTACTGATGGAGTCATATCGACTGCTAAATTAGGAACAGGTGCAGTCACTACAGCAAAAATTGCAGATGATGCAGTGGGTAATACAAAATTAGATTTATCAGCAGATTATGCTTTTAGTGGTACAATTACAGGTGCAGGTCAAGCAAACGATATAGATCATGTGACTACAAATCATATAACATCTGCAAGTGTTTCTACTTGTGATTTTACATCATTAAGCACCGACTATAATCACTTCATGGTAAAAATAGCAGATTTTGAACCCTCGGGTAATAATGGACAACTTATAGTTAGATTACAAACAACAGGCAGTAGTGGTTTTAATAGTGGTAGTAATGCTTATTATAACACTAGAACAAGAGTTTATGGAAATGCTAGTAGTTATACTACTAACCAAAGTGGTTTTGAAAATAACTATGGTGTTGCAGGATTAGGTCAAAATAGTGCGGGAAATGGTTATGTAGAATCAGGCTCTCACATGGATTTATATTTCAGTAATGTCCATAGCACAACAAAAGGCAAAGGATATTATGGTGTTTTTTGGGGTGCTAGTGATAGTGGTAATGCTGTACATCAACTAGTTAATTCTACTTATGTTGGCACAGGTCGTTTATCAGCATTAACAGGAATAAGATTTGTATCTACTAGTGGTGATGTAAAAGGTAGATTTAGTTTATATGGGATAAGAACATAATGAAAAAAATGGTAAATGGCAGTATAGTAGATATGAGTGAAGAAGATATTGCTCAATACAATGAAGATCAAAAAAATGCACCAAAAGAATTTGATGTAAAAATGGAATATTTAAGAGAAAGAAGAAATATTCTTTTACAAAAAACAGATTGGACATCTAGTAGTGATTTGACAATGAGTGATGAAATGAAAACTTACAGACAAGCATTGAGAGATGCTACAAATGGTTTAGATACTGTAGAAAAAGTAGATGCATACACATTTCCAACGGAGGTATTAAAATAAATTGTCTTACATAGGTAAATCTCCCCAAACAGGTGCATATTCAATGCTTGACGCACTTACAGCAAGTGCTACAGCAAGTTATAGTTTAACATTAGATTCAGTAGCCTTTGTGCCAGAGAGTGCAAATCATTTACTTGTATCACTAAATGGTTCAATTCAAAAAGCTGGTACTTCATATACTTGCAGTGGTTCTACTCTTACGTTTTCAAGCACATTAGCATCATCAGATTCAATCGATTTTGTTTTAGCACTTGGTAATGTTTTAGATGTTGGTACTGTCACAGATGGAACTATTACAAAAGCAAAAACAAACTTTGTATCATCAGGTTCTGGATATACAGGAACAGGATTAGATATAAAAGGTAATGGTTCAGCGAATGGACGATTAGGATTGCTGTGTAGTGCTGGGAGTCATGGAGTCGCCCTAGAAAGCCCGAATCACAGTTCAGCCCAAAGCTATACAATTCAATTACCAAGCAATTCACCAACAGTAGATAAATTTATTAAAGTCACAAGTCTTACAGGAAGTGGTGCTACTGCTATTGCACATACACAATTTGCTAGTGCTGGTGGAACTTATGAAAAATTATTGAGTGGTAGTGCAAGTAGTTCAGTAAACCATGATTTTCAAAATTTTATGGATACATCAAAATATAGAATGTATATGGCATTATTCACAGATGTTGTAAGTGCTGGAACTAATGAGAGATTAGATTTGCAATTTATAGCAGACACTAGCGTTCAAAATGGTAGCCATTATTGGGGATCAGTTTTAGGTCAAAGAAGTAGTAATACCCAATACACAAATGGTTACGAGTCAGAAACGCAAGGTAAAGGTGGTATTGGTTTGGTAATGAATAGTGCAAATGCTGGTAATTATTTGTTCAATATTATTAATAGCCCAAATCAACAGGATTTTGGAAATAATGTTTTCGGTACTAATTGGGGTTATAATTCAAGTTATGGTGATTATGCTTTTGCAAATTTTACTATTGGTTACAATCATAGTGCAAATAACACAGGCATAAGAATTGTTGAGTCTGGTAATAATGCAACAACTTTCGATTATGAAATTTATGGGATATTAAAATAATGGTAGATTATAATTCAGTATACACACTTGAAGGTGTAACAAGAACAAAAATAACTGGTGAAGAAAAAACACAACTACAAGCTAAAAGAAAAGCTGTTGCAGATAATTCAGCAAATATTAAATTAGAATTAATTAAAGAATTTAGATTAGAAAAATTAAAAGAAACAGATTGGTATTCTAACTCTGATGTAACAATGCCAGACAATATAAAAACTTGGCGACAATCTTTAAGAGATATACCAGCTAATCATACTGATGAAAACGCATACGACTTATTACTAGCAAGAGATAGTAATGGAAACTTAACACATTCAATTTGGAGTAAACCATAATGACACTAGTAAAAGTTAGATCAAGAGGTATTAATTTAGCAGACAATTTTGCATTTACAGGCACGATTTCTGGTGCTGGTGGTGGAAAAATTAATCAAGTTGTTTCTGCTACTCAAACAGCAGATATGAGTACATCATCTACAAGTTATGTGCAAAATTTTAGTCTTAACATTACTCCTAGTGCAACATCTTCAAAAATAATGATTGTTTCACATACAGGAAGATTAGATACAAGTAGTTCTGGGGCCACTATGGCAGTTTCAATATATAGAGGAAGCACTAATATTACAAATTATACACAAGGTGGCGCAGGGGGAAGATTTGAAAGTGCAAACGCATCATTAGGAAATATGTCAATTAATTTAGTTGATAGTCCTTCATCTACATCGCAACAAACTTATTATATGTATTATAAATCAGAAAGTAGCAGTCATACTGTTTTCTTAAACAATGATTCTTTAACTTCTTTAATAGCAATGGAAATATTAGCATAATGAAAAATATAGAAAAATTTTGGTCTGCACTTTTTACAATTAAATCTGGAGTTGAATGTACAGTAAGAGGAGATATTACAACTGAAGAAGATTTTAATAATAATATTGAATGGAATACAGGAAAAGATTCAAATAACATGGCTATAACAACAAAAACAAATCCTCACTCAGAAATTACATGGACAAAATTAAAAGCAGAAATGGATAAACTTTAAAGTGAATGAAAAAAGATTGGTTTATATGGTCATGTTCTTTTGCAATAATAACTTTAGTTCTAGCTTTAGGATTTAGTAAAAAAGCTCACGCAGAAACAAACACAGTATCATCAACAGTCGTAACAAATAATACTCCACCTACAGCAAATAGTCCAAGCGTAGTTGTGAATAATTCTGATGTTTGTAAAACTGCTGTTGCTGGTGCAGTTCAGACTCAAATACTTGGTATCAGTTCTGGTATGACAGTAACAGATGAAAATTGTGAAAAACTAAAACTATCAAGATCATTATATGCTATGGGTATGAAAGTCAGTGCAATTAGTTTACTTTGCAGTGATAGTAGGGTTTGGGATAGTATGCACATGGCTGGTACGCTTTGAATGATTTTGAAAAGTTTGTCATTGTGGGTATGGCTATGTATATTGGCGTGCCTATCCTTTTCTAGTAAAGCTGTAGATTGCGATACTGATACTTTAGGCTTATGTACGCCTACTATTGAGCAAATTATTGAAGAGACAAGCATTGAGACTATTGAGTTTCAATCTGATGGTATTTTAACTACTACTGAAACAACAACTACAACTACTACTACCACAGTTACTAATGAAAGTTCTGGCGATATTTTAGATGGTGATAATGGTTATGTAGTTTCCTCAAAAGAGGGCGATATGGATATTGACTGGGGAGGTCAAGGCAGTGCATCAATGCCATCTGGTTCTACTTGTGGTCAATTAGGCACTGATAAATGTGCGATGATTACTGGTGGGGGCAGTACAACCAGTATTATGGGCGTGCCAAATATGGGTACAACTTTTATCAATACAGTCGATATATCTGATCTAAATTTCACTCATGGAGGCAGAACTAATTACGAAATAAAAGTTTACAAACCTGATGCTCAAGACTCCATTTATATGCACATTACAGGAAAAAATGGAACAACAGATGTATTTAGTGGCACTGATATTCTCAGTGCTAGTGGCACAAACAGTCAATATGGTCAGTATTCAGGTGGGTTTGATTTTACAGGCAGTTTAACATCGGTCATCATAGAGGTGGGTGGGCGTGATATTAACATGGCAGTGGGCGTGATGTTCGATGATGTTTCTGTAGAGGTACTTTACAATGTGGTTAGCACCATAGTAGAGCAAACGATAACAAGCGTTGAAATGTTTGTTGCCTTAAATACAGATGCACCTGAAGAGGTGCTTGATGTTGTAGAAGATATATTTGAGGTAAATGCACCAATAGAAACTGATGTAGGTTTTGATTTTGAGCCTATTGAGGTAGAAGAAATAACTTACGAATCGGTTGAGATTGAAATTGCAGAAATAGAGATTGAAGAAATCCAAGTAGCAAGTTTAGATTTACCTGAGCCAGAAACAGTTGAGGTTACTGTGGTAGATGTAGAGGCAGAGATTGAAATGGAGTTAGAAATGGACTTAGAAGTAGAGATTGAGGAAACTGTTGAAACTCAGCCAGAAGTAGAAGAGCAAACAGAACCAACACAAGAATCCCCAAATGAAAGCGATAACTCAGAGCCAACTGAAGAGAAAACTGAAGAACCGAAAGAAGAACCCAAAGAACAAGATACAGAAAAAGAAGAGGCAAAAGAAGAACCCAAGCAAAAAGAAAGCCAAGACGATAAAAAAGAGACCGAGAAGAAAACTGTTGAGAAAAAGGAATCATCTAAAGAAAAAGCTGTAAAAAAAATTATGAAAAAGATAGATGACAAAGAAAAGTACGATGAGAGTAGCCAAATCAAAACCCTTGTAGTTATGCAAGTATTAGGTAACACTAAATCATTTTTTGAATCTCAACAAGTCCTCAATGACAGGGCAAACTTTTTTACAGATACTACTTTGCCAGATGCAGTAATATCTGATAATAATTTAGCTGGTTATCTGCTGTTTGGAGGTAGCGACCAACTAATTAATGAAATGATAGATAGTCAATGGCAACAGAAATAGACGTAGGAGGAGTTAAGTTTAGAGGAGGTAAAATCTTCTTAATAATAACAATACTTAGTTCTTTTGTAGGAGTATTATGGGGAGGTTTCGAGGCATATCAGCGATGGCTTGATATGGAACAAAAAATTTCAAAATTTGTCAGCCCTGACCTCTCAGGCTTTGATAAGAAACTAGAGGTCTTAGATACTGAGTTTAATATGTTGCAATCAGAAATAGCAATCATTCTTGAAGAGGTCGCTTTAGTGGCAGATGTAGCTAAAGAACTTAAAAACGATCTAAAATCAGATGTTCGTAGAATTGAGACTATTGTTGAAGATGTAGAACAAAGAGTAAAAGAAGATAGCCGAGAAAATTCAAGAGATTTAAAAGAGGCAATAAATGACATCAAAGAGGATATGCTAGCCTTAGAAGAAAAGACTGAAAAGCAAATAAGAAACGCACTAGAGAACCCTTTAAGTAAAATGTAATGACTTGCATAAGTTTTTTGGTTGCTTTGTCTTTGCACATTGGATTAGAAAATAATTATAACTCAATACACCCACAAATTAGATGCACACAAACTAATAATATCTATGGAGTTTATTATAACAGTGAATACGATTTAAGTTTGTTTGCTGGTAAAAAATATAAAAATATTGAATATGGACTTGTAACAGGATATTCAGGTGGAAAAATTTTACCTATGATTAGATATAAAAAAGATAATTTTTTTATTGCACCAGCCTATGAAATATCTGGTAATTATGGTATGGTTTTTGGATTAGAGTTTTAGTTATGACTAAAATAGCACCAAAGACTACAAAAGAGCATATTGTAAATATTTACAACAAGATTGAGTTGTTAGAAACGAATCATATTTACCATCTGCAAAAAGAGGTTCGTAAATTGAATTATGTTTTATGGACTATTGGTTTTATGGTAACTACCCAGTTTATTGCTTGGGTGCTTAGAATGGTGGGATAATGTACGAAGAAGTAAAAAAGAAAATTAAGTCATCAGAGGGTTTTTCCAACAAGGGATATTTTTTAAAGTATAAAGGTGCTAATGGTGAAACCATACAGGAAAAATTCATGACCATAGGTTACGGACACAAATGCCTAGATACTGACCCTTACAAACCAGATGTAGAATATTCAACAGAGGTTTTAGAACAACAATTTGAAAAAGATTTTTTGGTTTATCAAAATGTAGCTGATAGATACATAGGCAGTTGCGAAGTGCCTGAGCATATTCGTGAGATTATCATAGAGATTGCATATAATATTGGTGAGCCAAGACTCTTTTTGTTTAAGAACATGAGAGCAAAAATGCAAGAGGGTTCGTGGGCTGAAATGGCAAATGAACTTAGAGATTCTAAACTCTATAGAACTTTGACATCAAGATATGAGCCTTTAGCAAAAATTATAGAGGAGTCGTAAATGGTATTAGGAAAATTATTATCTGGTGGATTAGTTGAAAATGTTGGAAAAATAGTTGATGAGTTGCATACTTCTGATGAAGAAAAAGCACAAGCTAAAATAAAACTAAAAGAATTAGACAATCAATTAAAACTCAGTCAAATGGAAATTAACAAAGTTGAGGCTGGTCATAAATCTATTTTTGTCGCTGGCTGGCGTCCAGCAACGGGGTGGTTAATAGTGGGAATCTTATTCTATTCCTATATACTGCAACCATTTATTTTAATGACTTTAAAGATTATTGGAAAAGATATTGATTTGCCTGTTTTAAATATGCAAGAAGTTATGCCAATAATCTTAGGAATGCTCGGACTCGGTTTCAGTCGCAGTTACGAAAAAAAACATAAAGTCGCTAGAGATAAATAACGAAAGGAGTCTATTATGGCTAAAAAATTTGTTGAAGAAAAAATAACTAAGTGGTGGCACGCATTCACTGAGTTAAAATCTTGGGTACAAATAGCAATAGCAATCGTTCTGGTTGTTATAGTTCATAATTATGTATTGCATTAGACTATGGCAAAGAAAAAGAAAAAAGCTGTAGGTTTAACTAGCAAACAGAAAAAGTTGCCTAAAGCGTTGCAGATGGCAATTTTGAAGAAACAGAAAAAGGGGAAATAAATATGCCAAGAGGAGTCGGTTATGGGTCAAGTAGAATGAGTTCAATGAAATCAAAACCTATGAAATCCAAAAAACCAAAAAAGAAAAAGAAGAAAAAGAAATAATGGTCAAAGTAGCGTCTATTAAAAATATTATAAAAGACCTGACGCCTAGACAACAAAAAACTATGCGAACTCATGCAAGACATCATACATTGAAACACATGAGGTCAATGGCTCGACTTATGGGTGGTAGGAGGAAACTTACTTTTTCCCAAGCCCATCGAGTCGCTATGAGAACTACTGGACGATGAATGGTATAACCACATCAGCACTCATTACTGAGTTAATAAATAAAAGACCAATAAAAAGAAAAAAAGTAAGTAAAAAATCATTTAAGGCAACTCAAAATCGCAATTTAAGAGCCGTACAGAGACTTTTAAGGGTTAGGGGTACTTAATACCCCCAAACCTCCTTTCGTGCCTCTAGGACAGCGTTATCTCGCCAAATCCAGTCATCAGGGTTAGGAATAAGACTATCTCTAACGTCATCTGGTGAATTTACTTGTTTTAGATAATTAGCCATAACAAATACGATATGTTCGCATATCCTAAATGGTTTATCATAGTCAGTCAAAGACATACTCTCAAACTTAGTGCTAGATTTATTTGCAATTAAATACCAAAGTTTTTGATTTGCATTAGTACCTCGTTGATAAATAGCTTGTTGCATAGCATGAGACATAGATAAGCCATTTGGTTTACGCTTGGTCGTTTTCAGATCAATGTAAAAATCCTCCCTAGATTGCTTATCCTCAAAATGAAAATCCGTATAACCTATCAGTGGGACTCCATGTATATCGAGTTCTACCTTTTTTTGATAGCCCAGTAAATTCCATTTGAAACCAAACTCATTAAAAGCATTGATACCCTCATTGAATAAAGGAATTAAGTTGTACTCCTCCTCTTCTTTCTTTGGGTCAT